CAGACATTTTCTTCTCTGCTAAAGATGAAAATATTCCAGTGGCATTAGAGATTAGGTCTACTCAAAATGGATATCCAACTAAAGATGTGTTGCCTTTTTCAAGGGTGATTAAACAAGCTGCCGATATCATTCCTGATGTTACAGCTGAAACTCCAACCACATTTACATTTCCGTCTCCAGTTTATGTTAGGGAAGGTGGAGAATATGCTCTTTGTCTATTATCAAATTCACCAGAGCATAAGATTTGGATATCATTATTAGGCGAAACTCCTGTGGGTGGTGGACCAACACTTAGTAAACAACCGCATACCGGAACATTATTCAAGTCTCACAATAATAGTTCTTGGGCAATATCGCCTCAAGAAGATATGAAGTTTAGACTTAAAAAAGCATCTTTTGATTTAGATGCTAATGGAAGTCTCATATTAGAAAACGATACCCTTCCAACCAAAAGATTGAAGAACAATCCAGTAACATTTACTCACGGTAGCACTGCATTAAAAGTNACTCATAAAGATCATGGTATGTATAGTACATCAAACAATGTTACAATTGCTGGTGTAAGTTCTGGACTNTCNACAACTTTGAGTGCTGCGATAACATCAACTGCAACAAGTTTAACTTTAGTGAGTGGAACTAATTTTGGCAACACCACTGGCAAATATGCTAGAACCACAGACTCAACGCCTCGTTACTATATTAAGATTGATGATGAGATTATGTACTATGAGGCTATATCTACAACTTCTGTGACTAGTTTGGTTAGGGCTCAAGAAGGAACAACTGCTGCTGCACACTCAGCTGGTGCAACGGTAGAATTTTTCCAACTACATAAAGTTCCATTATCACAAGTAAATAAGACACACACATCAATCGCAAATATTGACTTGGATTCATATAGTGTTACTCTTACAAGTAGTCCAGCATTTGACGGTGGCACTGGTTCCAGTGCTGAAAACGGTGGTGCATCTGTTACCGCAACAGAAAATCACATTATCAATACTGGATTTACACAAATAGGCACTCTGGAGCCAGAAGATACTACAATTACGGGTACAATTAGACCAACAACTGCTACTAGTATCTCTGGAACAGAAACTTCATTCACTAAAACCAGTGCTGCAAACGCAATAGGTGTTGCATTAAATGATAATACAGAATTTGATAATGCATTTATGATTGCATCAGAGATAAATGAGACAAATGAAATGAGTGGTGCTAAATCGTATCAAACAGATTTAACATTATCTAGTAATAGACGAAATTTATCACCTGTTGTTGATTTAGAAAGAGCTTCTTGGGTTTCTGTTGCAAATAGAATTAATAATATTGACTCAGCATCTGACCTTGCATCAAATTTGACATTTGTTGCATCGACAGAACCAGAGGGTGACAATAATGCTGCAATCTATGTAACCAAAAAAGTTATACTAGCTAATCCAGCAACGGCTATTAAAGTTCTTTTGACTGCTCATAGACCAGCAACATCTGAAATTAAGGTTCTGTTTAAGACATTAGGTGCCCAAGACTCTGTTGACTTTGATGACCTAGATTATGAATTCTTCAATACAGATGGTAGTGCTGATGACTTTGTGAACCCATCTCTTGATAGAGAAGACTTCCAAGAGTATGTATTTAGTGCTGGTGTTACTGATGATGGTATCGGCAATGAGCTAGATGAGTTTATTTCTTTCTCTATTAAGATTGTAATGCAAGGAACAAATATGTCTCAACCGCCAAGAATCAAAGATTTAAGAGCAATCGCATTGGCGACATAATGAGTGATAAGTTCCAAAAGGTTGAAGGTGAGACAGATTTAGCAAGAGATATGAACTCTCATGCTATAGTCAATCGTAATAGAAGTGCATATGAAAGGGCTAAGAAAAGGTCCGAGGATGCAAAAAGAAAACTTCTTGAAGAAGAAGAGCAACGAGATACGATTAGAAACGCAACCAGAGAGATAAATACTTTGAAATCGGAGATGCATGAAATTAAAAATCTCTTACAACAATTGGTAGATAAGTAATGGCTGTTCCAACAACAAAAGCTACATTTAAAAGTTATTGTTTACGGGCTCTAGGTTTTGGAGTCATAGATATTAATATATCTGATGACCAAGCAGATGACAGGATAGATGAAGCGCTACAATATTTTTCACAATATCACTATGATGGTATAGAAAGAATGTATCTGAAACATCTAATCACCACTGCTGATGTTGCCAGAGCCAGGTCAAATGCAACTACTACTGCAACTGATAAACTTGATAGCACACTAACTGCTGATTGGTTGGAAGGTAAGAATTGGATTCCTGTTCCTGACACTGTATTAGCAGTTGTTAAGGTTTTTCCATTTAGCGACACCTCTTCTCGCTCTAGTTTGTTCGATGTTCGATATCAGTTAAGATTAAATGATTTGTATGATTTTTCATCTCAATCTGTAATTCATTATGAGATGACGATGAAACATCTAGATTTCCTAGAGCATATTTTGGTTGGTGAAACACCTATTAGATTTAATCAACACCAAAACCGTTTGTATATAGATGCTGATTGGCAAAATGATTTTGTCGCTGACCAAGATTATCTAGTTATAGAGTGTTATAGAAAACTTGACCCAGATTCATATACAGATGTTTATGATGACATTTATTTAAAGAGGTATGCTACAGCATTACTCAAAAGACAGTGGGGCGCAAACCTTAGTAAGTTTAGTGGTGTAGCAATGTTGGGTGGCGTAACGATGAATGGTGAAACTATATTTACTCAAGCGCAAGAAGAATTGCAAAAATTAGAAGAACAGATACAGTTAGCTTATGAATTGCCAGTAAACTATATGATAGGATAAGTCATGGCAGTCAATTCAATATTTCATACCAGTAATGTTGCGGCANTAGCAACTGAACAAAATTTATATAGAGATTTNGTTGTTGAGTCTATTCAGATATATGGGCATGATGTTCATTATCTAGATAGAACTCTTGTCAATGAAGATTCAATTCTTGGAACAGACAATCTTGCAAAATTTATTACACAAGCAAAAATTGAAATGTATATGGAAGATAGTGAGGGTGGTTTTGCTGGTGAGAAAGAACTGATGGGTCAGTTTGGTTTGCAGAATTTAAGTGAAGCTACATTTGTTGTTGCGAAGGAAAGATTTCAAGACCTCACAAAACAGATTACTATAGAGTCTGGAACTGATACTCTTGGTGGTTCTATTTTGCTAGAGGATGGCACACTTGACAGTGGGACAGTTGAAGCCTCAGCATCATTTGAAAGCGGTTATTTAATATCAGAGGCAACATCTACAAATTCAGATAGACCACTAGAGGGTGATTTAATTTTTCATCCTATCCTATCAAAATTGTTTCAGATAAATTTTGTTGACCATGATGAGCCATATTTCCAACTTGATAATAATCCGGTTTATAAACTGCGTTGTAGATTGTTTGAGTATAGCTCTGAAATTCTTGATACAGATATCACTGCGATTGATGTGATTGAAGATAATTTATCTACTGATACTCTTGCACTACAATTTACAATGGAGCAAGATTCTGCAACCATTGACGCATTGTTACTAGAGAGTGGATTTGGAAGAATTATACATGAAGACGATGCAAATGATGAGGTTGTCGCACTAGAAACCAGTGATATGACAACATCTGCTGGCGTTCTTCTTGGTGAAGATAGTGGCTTCTTGTTACAGGAAGACTATATAATAGGTGATGGAAGCACAACCGCTGATGGTAATGTAGATACTTCGGCACAAAATGAATTATTTGATGACGCTGATAATTCTGTATTGGATTTCACAGAAACAAATCCATTTGGTGATGTAGGAGGCAGTTCATAATGTTAGGACAACAGTTCTACCACGAAACAATCCGAAAGATAATTGTAGGGTTCGGTACAACATTTAATAATGTTCAATTGGTGCGAAAGGATAGTTCGGGCAATGTTGTTCAATCTATGAAAGTTCCTCTTGCATATGGACCTAAAGAGAAGTTTTTAGTTCGCCTTAGAGCAGACGCTGATTTATCCAGTAAAGTTGCAATCACGCTTCCCAGAATTGGTTTTGAGATTCAAAATCTATCATACGATTCAACTCGTAAATTGAGTCGTGTGCAAAAGTTTAAAAAAGTGAAAGATGATACGAATAGGCAGTTAGATTCTCAGTTTATGCCAGTGCCGTATAACTTGGAAGTTGTTTTATATGTTCTAGCAAAGCAATCAGATGACGCACTTCAGATTGTAGAACAGATTTTACCATTCTTCCAACCAGACTACACAATCACAATAAACGATATGTCTGATATGGGTATTAAAAGAGATGTACCCATTGTTCTGAATGGGATATCCTATGAGGACAATTACGAAGGAGAGTTTGAACAACGAAGAGCATTAATATATACGATGAACTTTACATGTAAATTTTACTTGTATGGCCCTGTTTCTTCACAGAACGTCATTAAGACTGCTCAAGTTGATCAATTTGCTGACCTACCAGATCAGTCTCCAACAAGAGAACAGAGATACACAGTCAGTCCAAAACCATTTAATGCAGACGCTGATGATGATTTTGGTTTCAATGAAACAACATCGTTCTTCACAGATTCCAAAGAATTTAACCCTGTAACTGGAAAAGATGAATAACCATGTCTAATGAAATAATTGACAAAGCTCTAGGAATCGATCAGATTGATCCCGACAAAAGAGTTTGGGAATATGATGATGATGGAACTAAGATTTATAAAGTAGATCAGGGATATTCAACTAAAACACCGTATGAAATATCATCACAGGAGATAACACCCCCATCCCAAGAAAATCGAAATAACACTAATAATGATCATGTGGAGAGCGATTATGAATACCAAAGACAAAACTTCTACAATTTGGTCGAAAGAGGAACGGATGCAGTGGAAGGAATACTGGAACTCGCCAAAGAATCGGACCATCCACGGGCATATGAAGTTGCCGGAAATCTTATTAAACAGGTTGCTGAAGTCACTGAAAAACTTGGTGACCTACAAGAGAAAATGAGAAAACTCAAAGAGGTGCCAAACAACGCACCTAAAAGTGTGACAAATGCATTGTTTGTGGGGAGTACTGCTGAGTTGCAGAAAATGTTAAAAGAGAAATAACATGGCTAACCAAGACCAATATTTGGGCAATCCGAATCTAAAGAAAACAAATACTGCTGTTGAGTTTACAAAAGAAAATATTCAAGAGTATCATAAGTGTGCTGAAGACCCGCTTTATTTCATAGAGAACTATGTACAGATTGTTTCATTAGATGAGGGTCTTGTGCCTTTTGAGATGTATGATTTTCAAAAAGGTATGGTTTCAACTATGCACGAAAATAGGTTTTCTATTTTTAAGTTGCCTAGACAATCTGGTAAATCAACAATTATCATCAGTTACCTCTTACACTACGCATTGTTTAAACCAAATGTAAATATCGCTGTTCTCGCCAATAAATCCTCAACTGCAAGAGATATTTTAAGTAGACTACAACTTGCATACGAAAACCTTCCCAAATGGATGCAACAAGGCATCATAGCTTGGAACAAGGGTAATATAGAGTTAGAGAATGGTAGTAAAGTTATAGCAGCTGCTACATCTTCAAGTGCAATTCGAGGAGGTTCATACAATGTGATTTTCTTGGATGAGTTTGCATTTGTTCCATCAAATATCGCAGAGCAGTTCTTCGCTGCTGTCTATCCGACAATTACCTCTGGTCAAAACACAAAAGTTATTATGGTGTCAACTCCTCATGGCATGAATATGTTCTATAAGATATGGGTGGACGCACAAGAAAAAAGAAACGACTATATTCCTGTAGAGGTTCATTGGAGTGAAGTTCCTGGCCGTGATGAAGCGTGGAAAATAGAAACTATACGAAACACATCTGAGTCACAATTTAATTCAGAGTTTGAGTGTGAGTTTTTGGGTTCAATCAATACATTGATAAGTTCAGTGAAATTAAAACAGCTGACTTATAAAACACCTATTCATTCAAATGTTGGAATAGATATTCACATTCGTCCAGAAGAAAAACGCACATACATGCTGACCGCTGATGTTTCTAGGGGAACTGCAAATGACTATTCTGCATTTGTGGTTTTTGATGTCACAGAAATTCCATACAAGATTGTTGCAAAGTTTAGAGACAATGAAATAAAACCACTACTGTTTCCTACCAAGATACATGAAGTTGCGAAGGCTTATAACAATGCATATGTGATGGTTGAGGTAAATGATATTGGTGAACAGGTCGCAAACACTTTACAGTTTGATTTGGAGTATGAGAACCTAGTCATGGCTTCTATGCGTGGGCGAGCAGGCCAAGTCCTTGGAGCAGGCTTCTCAGGGGGCAGAGCGCAATTGGGGGTTAGAACAACTAAAGCTGTGAAGAAGATTGGATGTTCAAACCTCAAACAATTAATCGAGGATAATAAACTAATTGTTGAAGATTATGACTGTGTTAATGAATTATCTACATTTATTAGTAGAGGTCCATCCTATGCCGCTGATGATGGGTGTAATGATGACTTGGTTGCTTGTATGTTTATGTTTAGTTGGGCCACAGACCAGACATACTTTAAAGAACTCACTGACAACGACATAAGAATGACCATGATGANAGAACAACAAGATATGCTGGAACAGGACATGGCTCCATTTGGTTTTATAGTGAATGGCGTTGATGACCCCTTTGAAGATGAGATTGATGAATACGGCACTAGGTGGACATCTGTAGTTAGAGACTATAAGACAAATTGGTAAAAACCTAAATAAATTCTATTAGGTCATTATCAACTTTGATAAAACAGTTTGAACACAGAATTTTTGACTCACCTATCAAATGAAATATTTCTTTTCTGCTTTTATCATTGGTGCCCACTCGTTTTGTTAACTTGCGAATTTCGGAGTCATGAGGATG